GAGGGAGGCGCGCAGCTCCAACACTTCAGCACGCGCGGCAGCCAGCGCGGAGCCGGCGCCGGGCTCGCGCCTGGTGGCGGCAGCCGGTACGCGGGCCAGCAGTTCGCTAACCTGGGCGCGTAGTTCGATGCCGGCGCGCAGCAGCTCGGATTGTTGGGATAGCAGCCGGTCGGCTGACTTTGCGGAAAAGATTTGCATGGGGTTTCTCCAATCGCGCGGGATTGCGCAAACGAGATTATAATGCAAATTCCCTAGACGGTCTAGGGGTGGAGTATCAGGAATGGAAAAAGTGAAAAAGGCGGAGAACAATGCGGCCGCCTATCGGGATTGGCTGTCGTGGTGGCGGGTCGATCAGGGGATAGACCCTGATGTTTCGCTTGATCGTGGGCAAAACATGCGCGCATTCAGGGCGTGGGCGGCAGCCGGGTATCCAGGAGGGACTGCGGCGCCAGACAAACCTCCCACGATGGGCAAGCGCGTGGGCGAGCTAGAGCAGCGCATTGCGGATTTGGAGCGGCGCCTGGTGGGCTTGTGGCCCAAATGAATTCTCTCGCGCGCGCGTTGAATTCAAACATCCATAAGTGGGTACAAGGGAAAATATAGGTAGCAATCTGTCCCGAAGGGAACAGATAGACTACCAATATTTCTCTCCCTTGTACACTAATACGTGCCTCCCTTCGGTCGGATTTTAATCACATTTCTACAGGAAAAGCAAATGGCAAGCGAAAAGCAAAAACAGCATTTGCAAAAACTCCGGGATGCGCAGCAGTATCGGGGCGGGAAAGTACCGGACAACCAACAGCCGGTTTATCAGGAAAAGACCCAGCAGGCGGACGCAGCAGCCGATTCGGTGTCGCTCATGTGCACGGCTCCCATGTGCCGGGAAGCATGGTCGGTGCATGTGCCGGATCGCGGGATTTTTCACAAGTGCACCATGCACGCATGGGCAGCGCAAGCGCTGAGAACCCCGGCAGCAGGCGCGCCGATGGTCGATCCATTCGAAGGCGTGCCGCTGTTTCGAGAGCATGGTATGCGGGCCTGGGCCTACCGGCTCAAGTTCAGGGCCGATCGCGGCGACGAGTTGACGCGCTTTCAGACTATGAAATACCGGGCAGCTCTCGGGCTCAAGGGATGAGCTAGTAACATACCGGTTTGCGAATAAAGCGGAGTATCGGTATATGGATACGGATATAAAGGAAAAGCGTCGCGGGCGGGGCCGGCCGCCGGGATCGTCCAATCGGATCAAGCGGCCATCATTGGGCATGCCGATCGCGGGCGGTTCGGCCGTGCGCCGGCTGGTTGACTTGGTGAGCGATCAAATGCTGCGCGCCGGGGTAGAGGCATCCGGCGGTCTGGTGCCGGTGGTTTACCTGATGGGGATCATGGGCGACAAGGATGCGGCGCAGGATGTGCGCATGGCGGCCGCTACTACACTCATGCCGTATTACCACAAGCGCCGGCCTGTGGAGGTTGACATTGATGTAACCCAGTCGGAGACGGTCGCGCAGCAGTTGGAGCTGGTCTATGGAATTGAGGAAGGGGCCGACATGGGGGCCGGTCGCGAGCAGCTTCATTCATAGCAAGGCCAGGGTTCGGGCGATAGTTGGGCCGGTTGGCTCGGGTAAGTCCAGCGCGGCCGCCTTCGCCTTGATGCGGATGGCGACGAATACTCAGCGCGGCCGGGATGGCGTGCGGCGATCGCGGTCGATCATTGTGCGCAACACCTATCGGGAACTGGAAGATAGCTGCATCAAGACGTTTTTCCATTGGGTACCGCGCGGGCTCGGATCGTGGCGCCCTGGTGACATGCAGTTTACAGTGTCGGTACCGGGCGAGCATGAGCATGTTTTCATGTTTCGCGCCTTCGATAGCGCCGGGGATGTGGGCAAGCTGCTTTCTACTGAGTACAGCTACGCGTGGTTATCGGAGGCGCGCGAGCTGCCCGTAGAGCTAATCCATATGCTGCCGGCCCGGCTGCGCTATCCCTCCCAGCTCATGGCGCCGGGGTTCGCTGGCCGGATCATTGTCGAATCAAACCCTTCGGACCTGGGCCATTGGCTCTACCTGCATTGTGTGGAGCAGCGGCCGGCCGATTGGGAGGTATTCCAGCAGCCTAGCGGGTTGTCACCTGATGCTGAGAATGTGGCCAACCTGCCGGCGGACTACTATGCGGGGTTGATTGCCAGCCGGCCGGCGAGCTGGGTGGACTGCTTCATACACGGTAAATGGGTCTATCACACCGATGATGCTGCGGTCTACCCTGAGTGGTTCGCATCGCGCCATGTGGCAGCGCGGCCGCTGGATGTGGCGCCAGGGCTGCCGGTTTTTGTTGGGCTCGATTTTGGATTGACTCCGGCGGCAGCGTTTATCCAGCGGGCAGCCAGTGGCCAGTATCGGGTGTGCGATGAAATTTGCACTGACAACATGGGCGCGGCCAGGTTCGCAAAAGAGATCAAGCACATGCTGGCCACCCGGTACCGGGATTGTCCGCAGGTGGAGATATGGGGCGATCCGGCCGGCGAGCAGCGCGCGCAGACAGACGAAAGCACACCATACCAAATTCTCGCGGCTCAGGGTGTGAATGCCACTCCAACGGTATCGAATGATTGGACTACGCGCCGGGAATCTATAGCGTCGCTGCTGCAGGCATCCGATATGCGAGGGGAGGCTGCGCTGGTTGTGTCTCCCACTTGCAAAATTCTGACGCGTGGTATGGCCGGTGACTATCGATTCCAGCGCACGCAGGTGTCCGGGACCGCGCGTTACTCGCAAAGCCCGGTTAAGTCGAGCAGCAGCCACGTATGCGATGCGCTGGCCTATGGGCTGCTGGGCGCCGGGGAGGATCGGCGGGTTTTTGGGGATCAATGGGACAAGGCAATGAGCGAAAAGCTGGCAGCGTTTGCAGGTGACAAGCCGGGCGGGTTTGGATACCAGCGACGCCGGGTGTAGACTGCCGTCAAATTGGAGGTGATGATATGCCGGATGTAACGTTAGAGGCACAGCTCGCGCAGGAATTGCAGTTTGCCGCGCGTAGTGACTTGCAGGCCAATCAGGCGCTGGCGCTGCAGTATTACGATTGCGATCCGGGCCAGGTGGCGGCCGGGTGGTCAAGTCTAGTTTCGTCGGATGTGCGCGATGCGATCGAATCAACGGTGGCGGAGCTGATCGGCGCCATCAATGCGAATGAACCTATCGGGTTTTTTGATCCAACCGGGCCAGGCGATCAGGAAAAGGCGGAGCTGGAAACCTGGGCAGTTCATACAGCATTGTTCGGCAAGAATCGGGGTATGCTTGTATTGGAGCAGGCGATACGCGACGCTCTCATGCTGCGGTATTGCATTGTAAAAGCCTGGGTCGAGACGGATACCAAAAGCGATACGAAAACACTTGAGAATCTGGACGCGCAGACGATGGCGGCGCTGATGCAGTCCGGGGAGCCCGGAGTCACTTACGCGGTTGACCTATTGGAGACAAGTGGCCCGGCGTTCAGCGCGAAGATTACGCGCACGCAGACGCGTCGCAGGTTTCTGATTGACTGCGTAGCGCCGGAAAACTTCAGGTGGTCGAATGACTTGCGGAGCCCGAATTTAGGGGAGGCGCGGTTTATCGCGGAACGGGTTTACCGATCGGTGGCGCAGCTCGCAGACGATGGTATCCGGGACGCAAACGCGCTACCACAGGCAAACGATGATTCCAGCGTTACGGATGCGCGTAATGCGGACAACACAAGCGACTTGTCGCTGGTGGCCAGGGAGAAGGACAAGCCAGTAGAGGTGTGGATATGCCACCTGCGAAACCTTGAGCGTGGCGGTTACGATGTGCATGAGTTCGTAAACCCTTCGCGGGTAATCAAGTCAAGCTATGTGGAGTTCCACCCGTATGCCGGCGGCGTGACAACCCTGCGGCCGCACAGGTTCGATGGCGTTAGTTTGTTCGATCGCATCGGGCCGATCCAAGAGACAAAAACGTTTCTGCTTCGCCAGCTCGCGACGCAAGCGCGGCTTACCAATCAAACCCGGATCGTGGCGCGCGATCGCACGGTAAGCCCGGATGACATAAACAATGATGCGCTGAACCCGGTTATCCGGGTGACTGGCATC